ACGCCTACATCACACAGTACGGCAACGTCAACACCGGCAACAATGACCTGATCACACTGACAGCGGAGATAGACTCCACGGAGGTCGTGGTCAAGGCGTCAGCGCAGGCACCCAACTGCAGGGTCACACTGTACAGGATACTATTAGCGGACGATGAATCAGCGTCAACTGGAGACAACATCAACGTGGTGGAGGCCACCACGGTGGATTCCGGGGCCACAACAGTGGACAGTTTCGCAACTTCGGCCTACACGGGCGCTTTCTACGTGTTCACGGGCTACAACGCCACGGAGGGTGCGGCATCCATACAGGAGGTCATGGTGGTGGCCAACGACGAGGCCTACGTCACACAGGGACCTCTGGTCAGCACCAAGGGAACGGACCAACTCACATTCACGGCATCACTGAGTGGCACGACGGTCACAGTGCAGGCCGCTTCCACTTCGGGAGCCAGCACCACGGTCAACGGCTACAGGGTGCACATGCTGAGGGGATCGGCGGGTGCGTCCACGGCGGACACGGTGTTGGTGTCAACGGAACAGACCATCACGGGTGCGAAAACTTTTGACAGTGCGTTAGCGTTGACAGTTGGTAGTGATCCATCGGGTGTGGCCAACAAAGCACATATATATGCCAAAGATGAGGCATCAAGTGCAGAGGTGTTCGTGAGGGACGAAGCGGGCAACGTCACCAAGATATCTCCGCACAACGAGGCGGGTGAGTGGGAATACTATTCAAGGAACACCAAAACTGGAAAGACTGTTAGAGTCAACATGGAAGAGATGATCCGTGATATTGAAAAACTTACAGGTAAAACTTACATCAAAAACGATTAAACTATAAGATCCAATATAGTCTGCAACTTACCTTTTATACTTTTATTGTTAAGTGTGTTTCTCAATCCCATGTGTAGGTTCTTGGGCCAGCACTCAAACGCGGTCCAGCAGTAACCCGAATGTTCCTCATTGAGACTGGGTATGAATTCCGCGTCTATGGCTATGAGATATGTGTGGAAGAAGAACTTCTGATCGTTACTCGTGAACATCTCAAGTGGTATCACTTTCTTGAACTTTGGAGTGTCGCCCACTTCTTCTTGGATCTCACGTTTCAACCCTTCGAAAGCACTTTCGGTGTATTTTGCCTGTCCACCCACCAGACCCCACATGCCCTGTGTCTTCTTGTCGGTGCGTTGTAGGAACAGGAAACGCTTGGTGGCGGTGCTGTAGAACAGTGCGCCCGAACAGACTATGTTTTCTTTCATATCTTATTATAACAACTTATGTGTGTTTTATCAAGGGGTGGTTGCGTCTGTGCTGGCGTCGTAATTGGATGAATTACCGTCCAACACTATGCTCCAATTACCCGCTGTGTACACGCCCTCATATGATTTGACCCATTCCGTGCCATTGAATCTGTACTGTATACCGGTGTTGAGATTGGTCACGTAGTGCTGTGTTGAGTCTGGATTACTAGCATCAAACGCCACGTTCCATTTTGAGGTCGTGCTGTTGTACTCTATGATGTCACCCACACTGGCCACCAGTGTGCCCCACGTGGAACTTTGGAAACTGGCAGTGCTGTCACCAACGTCGTTGATCACAAGGTACCTGTCACCGTTGGCGGGTGTGCCTGGATCAAACGTGGCTGGGTTTATAATCTTCTTGACCGCGGTCAGTGAGTTAGATGGGATCGTGTCTGAATCAATGCTGTAGAGCAGGATAGTGTCATCCAGTGTGGTTGTGGCGATGGTCCCCACAATCTCATTTCCGTTTGGCTGTTTCAATCTGATCTGTGAAGTGCCGTTTGTGACCTTGCCATACTGGTCCAGTAGTACCTTCCAGTTGACCGCGGGTCCAAATGTCTCAAATGGATCATAGTTGTTGGGTTCGTTGGCTCCTGTGTGGAAGCCGTCTCCTCCAGAACTAATGTTTACTCCCGTTGTACCCAACAGTCTCAGTTGATTTCCTGTGACCAAAAGTCCGAAGTTGTTTGGTGTCACATAACTCCTCGACATCAGTTCTCCATCTATTAGGCCCTTGGCTATTCCGCCGTCATCGTCGTATATGCTCATTATGATCTTCTGTACCACGCCCAGTTTCTTGACTTTCACAGGTGGTGACAGCCATATTGGCATTGAAAATGTCAGTGTGGCCACGTCGATCTCTGAATCCGCGCCCACTGGTATGGTCCTTGAACTGAATGTGGTGCCCGTCAACTCAACGTAACTTAAACTGGTCCAGTCGATGTAGTTGTCGGACTTCTGTATCTCGAAGTCTGGATTGAACAGGTAAAGGATCTGTTCCATGATCTGCAGTTTTTGGTCCGTGTTAGAACTCCAGATGTCCGCCGTTACTTCTAACCTGAACGGAGATGGCATCACCTTCTCCACCGTGTAACCAGCACCCAGTTGGTTGGTGTATTCACCTGTGCTCTCGTTGTAATCACGCTCTCTGAGATGCTGTTTCTCTATGTGGTAGGGATTCTGCATCCTGTCTCTGTCGTAGTTCAACTCCCTAACGTAACAGGCTATTCTAGGTGCGTACTGTAGTGCGTTCTCTGAGTTGTTACGTATGATGTTGGCCACCTGTCTGGTCGGATCTCCGTATGTGACAGGCACCGCCCTCAACTGCACAGAACCATCCGCGCCCTTGCCGGTCTCCACGGAAAAATTACTCAATATCCTTATAAATTGAGTTAGGAATTTCCTTACCTGTCCTTCATAGAAGTGTAGCATTAATTGTCAGCCTTTGGTTTAAGGGCATTCGTCAACGCCTGTCTCTGTTCAACTGTCAGTCCGTTTATTGTAGAACTGGTGGAGTTGTTGACGAAACTGGTCTTGTAGTTGGCCCTAGAATCGTTGTTGGTTGTAGTTATCCTGACCGAATCCTCAACTTTTACCCATCTGGTGCCGTCATAACGGAACAACCTGTTTGGTAGGTAATCAGTCCTCAGGAAGTAGTCTCCCGGATCAACACCCGACGTTGGAAAGGATATACCGAATCCCGCTGGGTTACCGTTGGGTGCTACCCCGTCGCCGTCCAGGTAGAAGCCATAGTGTGAACTGGCCGGGGTGTCGATCACGGCGTTGACAGTGTTGTCACTGCTGGCCCTCTGTGACTCGGTGTTGACATTCTCTGTCCTGATGTTGCCACGCTCGTCGATCGGTGCCACATAATACTGTTTGTAGTTGAACCCGGATTTTGGCGCGTCCTGTTCCGCCTGTGCCACAATCTGATCGTTGATGGTCTTCTCCCTGTTATAGGTGCTCATGTAACTGGCCACAGATCCTGCTGTGGTGGCATCGCCTATGATGTCCTTGAATTCCTGTGAATCTACCAAGGTCTTCATCTTCAATCTCAATAGGTGTGGCCACCATGTCTGTGAGAATCCCTCCGCGGCCCTGTTGACGTCTTCCACCACGTAGTATCTCTTCAGTGCTATTGGTATTGATTCATCCAATGAATAGTCTTCCTTCATGTGCGGGAATTCTATGACATCTCCCGCCATGGGTTTCCTACCAATGCGCTCAACGATATCGTTCAAGTGTACTGTTAAAAATAAAGTATCGTTCTGTAGGAACATTCCAAACTGTGATAGATTGAAGTCAGCGTCCTGGACATTGTAGATTCCACGCACCACGTAAACATCGTCTGAATATTTCCTGTCCCTGTTCTCTAGGAACAAGAGATCCTGTATGGTGGTCTCGTTTAGATCACTGCCAGTGACCCTGGGTTGACTGGGTGAAGCGGGTCCGTCCTTGTTGGTGTCACCTTGATCGTATGGTCCCAGGTATTTGTGGAAGTGTAGGTCCGTGCCTCCCACCGTGAACATCTCTTTTATGTTACGGTCAAAGAACTTGTAATCATTTCCCTTTTCAGGCTTGAAAATCGACAGTCTAGGCATATCATACATATTTATTGTACAGCTCAAACCAATAAATACGACTATGTCAGAACTTCAAACAGGACAACAGGAAATATTTGATTATGTGAAGAACAACCTCGGTGAGGGCATGATCGACGTGGAATTGGACCCAAAACACTATCAAACGGCACTTGAAAGGGCAACAAATAGGTACAGGCAAAGATCATCAAACGCTGTTGAAGAATCATACGCTTTCCTAGAGCTGAAGAAAAATCAAAATTCATACATACTTCCCGATGAGGTCATCAATGTCAGGAATCTCAACAGGAGGACCGTGGGTTCGCGGACAGAAGGCGGTGAAGGTGGTACACTGTTCGAACCATTTAACCTGGCCTACACCAACACCTATCTTTTAAGGGCGGGTGCCACGGGCGGACTGGCCACATACTACGCCTT